CAAATGTCTACAGTCAATGTCGGTCAAGTTTGTCGTGCTCTGATTATGAAGAACGAAGAAGCTGTTCAGAAACTGAGTAACGAAGAGTTGATGACGGAGTTCGGCCCCGTACAGCTAATCCCACAGCTCGGGAAGTTTGATCCAGCTAAGTCCCCCGCCACGCTCCACGCAATGGATGCGTATACCCCACGATGGGATAAAGCAGCGGGGTTACGCGCGGATGAGTTGCTCGAAGACTTAGACCTAACGAAGTTCTCCCAGCAGGAGATACAGTCTATATTGCGCCAGGCTGCTGACACACGGAATGCAGACAAAATGGTCTCGTCGTTCCGCGCAGGAGGCCTCGGGTCTGAGATTTCTGCCAAGAAGTCCATGGTACAAGGTCTTCCGCAGGACGGGCAAGGCGGGTTCCGCATCGGTGGCTCCCCCATGCTATGGGAACGTGGTAGGCCTAGTGTGATGCAGCTTCGTGGGTTGTCCTACGGGCCTCGGTTTAAGTCATTCAAAGAGTTCGAGGATTCACCGTATGGAGCTACGCGCCTAGAAAAAGGTTGGTCGCATGAGGACGTTTATGGCGATGTTGCAGACTGGTTCAAGAAGCGCGTACCAAACGCAAAGAACTTTGAAGTGAACCCGGCAACAATAGGCGAAGACCGCGTTGTTAATGCCGCGCTACAACAAGCAATACGCGGTGATACACGGTACGGTACGGCGGGCATCGAGCATGCGCGGCGAATAGCACAGCAGCTCCGTAGAACCAAGACCGACTACGCAGAGAATAAGGTCTGGGGTCCTGTTCAGATTAACCCAGAGAACTTCGCAGGGGTCATTGCAGATACAAACGCGATGTCTAGCGACATGGTTAATCTACTTGAGAAAGCTGCAAAGCGCCGCGGACTTCAATTCGCTGCTGACAAGTTCAGCCATCCGGACTTTGATCCATTCCGTGACCCCACGGCTGCAATTATGGCGCATGAGATGCAGGTCGGTCACAAGTAATGGCGCTCAAATATGTCCCACGAGAGCAGTTCATCCCGCTCCACAATCGGAAGCAACGCTGGGCGACCATTAACACCCACCGACGCGCAGGGAAAACTGTCGCTCTTGTTAATGACCTTATCTATGGTGCCCTTGAATGCCGACTGCATAAACCACAACTGGCGTATGTCGGCCCTACTTACAGCCAAGCTAAGCGAGTGGCTTGGGCATATCTCAAAGACTACGCCGAGCCGTATCTTAGCAAGCCGCCCCAAGAAGCCGAGTTGAAGGTAACATTGAAAAATGATGCCACGATCTACGTTCTCGGTGCTGATAACGCAGATAGTCTACGTGGTATGTACTTGGATGGTTGTGTACCTGATGAGTACGCACTTTTCAAACCTTCAGTTTTTAGTCAAGTTATTCGTCCTGCTCTTTCTGATCGTCATGGATGGGCGATATTTGCTTCGACCCCCCGCGGAAAGAACCTCTTCTACGACGTTTGTCAACAAGCGAAGAACAACCCGAGTGATTGGTTCTATCTAAGTCTACCTGCTGATACATCTGGGATCATATCGCCCCGTGAGTTGGCAGAGCTCCAGAAGGACATGGATCCTGAGGAGTTTGCGCAAGAGTATTTATGTAGTTTTGATTCAGCACTGAAAGGCGCAATCTACGCTAGCGAGGTGAATACGCTCTTTATGGAGGGGCGAACTGTCCCGGGTGGACTGTATGACCCTTCGCTCCCTGTGCATTGCGCGTTTGACTTAGGTTTTACAGATGCTACAGTCTGTATTTGGTTCCAGTTAGGCAAAGAAGGCAATGTTCGTATCGTAGCATGCGAGATGACAGCTGGCGTGGATATCTTCTACCACATCGAGAAACTGCACTCCTTCCCTGGAGAAATCGGAGATGTCTTCCTCCCCCACGATGCCAGAGCTAAGAATCTACAAACTGGTAGATCAATTGTTGAACAGTTCATCAAAGAGGGTATTACTCCTCGAATTGTCCCCAATCACAAGGTACGCGATGGAATTGCCGCTGTACGTCGATTGTTCCCCACCATCACTATTGATACCAGCACAACTGGTGACCTCCTTGAGGCAATGAAAGCCTACCGGCGGCAATGGAACGATAATTTGATGCTATTTAGTGATGTACCGCTACATGATTGGGCTTCTGATTACTGCGATTGCCTTCGCTACGTTGCTATGGCTTGCGCAATACTAGGTTTCTCAGCCGTCGCTGCAAGTCGAGGCGCCGCGCTAGGCCCATCTGAGGGCTACAATCTAGAAACACTCTTTGAAGACAATTCCTGGCGCTTCAAGGAAACACGGAGAATTGCATGACTAGTACTACTGGGGTTATTACGGACTTCAACGATCTGTCGCCAGTAGAGCGATGGGCCGCGGAGGTCGAAGCAGCTGAGAAAGAACTCAAAAAGGCGTGGGAACGTGGCGAGATGGCGAATAAGCGGTTTCTTGATGACCGCGATGTCATTACAGCCGACCGCAAGTGGTTCAATATCTTCTATGCCAACACGAACATTCTGGAATCAGCGCTCTACGCGCAACTCCCAAAGCCTACTGTAACTCGGAAGTACGTAGACTATAATGACGACGTAGCGCGCGTTGCCGCTACGATACTACAGCGTGCTATCACAGAGGACTTAGACGATCCTGAGGATACGACTGACGCAGTAATGCGGCATTGTGTCCAAGATCGTCTTGTTCCGGGCTGTGCTGCTGCATGGTTGAGGCTTGAAACTAGGACCGAGCCGATCAGTTTGCCCCCCACTCCTGGGCTAGTAGGCGCTGAGACGATCGAAGAGCTTGCTGAGACTACGACGAGCGAGACAGAGCAGATTGTGGACCAGGAAGTCCATATTGACTACGTCTTCTGGAAGGACTTCTTGTGGTCGCCTTGCCGTGTCTGGGAAGAGCGTCGTTGGGTAGGCCGTAAAGTCTACATGATGCGCGAGGAACTCATTAAGCGGTTCGGTGAGATCGTCGGCAAAGAGGTTCCACTAAACTTCACTGTGGTATCTGCGCGCGGGGACAACCTGAATTCTACCCCCAAGGAAGATGTTCTTAAGAAGGCCATTGTCTATGAGATTTGGGACCGCACTACGCGCAAAGTAGTTTGGTATGTCAAAGGATACTCTAAACTGCTCGATGAGAAGGACGACTTCCTCGGTCTTAAGGGCTTTGAACCATGTCCTCGGCCAATGCTCGCCAATACCTCGACGTCTAACACGACGTTCCGTCCTGATTACTACATGATTCAGGACCAGTATAGCGAGCTAGATACTATCAATAACCGCATCTCGATGCTCATTCAAGCATGTAAGGTCATCGGTGTCTATGATAAGTCTGCGATTAGTGTTGGTCGTATGCTTACGGAGGGATTTGACAATCAGCTCATCCCTGTTGATAATTGGGCGATGTTTGCTGAGAAAGGTGGCCTCAAAGGTCAAATCGATTGGCTCCCGCTTGAGTCTGTTGTTACAGCGCTTAACCAACTAGGTGTTGCGCGGGAAGCAATAAAGGGCCAAATCTATGAACTTACAGGCATTGCGGATATTGTACGTGGTGCCTCGAAGGCGTCTGAGACCCTTGGTGCCCAGCAAATCAAGGCGCAATTTGCTTCTGTTCGTATCAAGAAGCTCCAAGACGAGGTTGCGCGCTTTGCAAGTGATATCATGCGCATCAAAGCGGAAATCATGGTTAAGCACTTTGAACCGCAGGTTCTCATCCAGAAGAGTAACATTCTAGCTACGGGCGAGCAGCAGTTCATCGGCCCCGCGATTCAGCTGCTCCAAAGTGAGGAGGGCTTCGAGTGGCGTATTGAGGTCAATGCAGATACATTGTCACAAGCAGACTACGCTGCAGAGAAGACAGACCGTACTGAGTTCATGGCTATGATGACCAAGTTCATGGCACAATTCGGACCGATGGTTCAATCTGCCCCCGCCTCTGTGCCTCTGTTGCTGACTATGCTCAAGTGGGCTGTTGCTGGTTTTCGTAACGCGCGGGACATTGAGGGTATCATCGACAAGGAACTTGATCGTATGATCAAGGAAGCTTCGATGCCTAAGCAACCGAAGCCTGATCCGGAGATGATGAAATTGCAAGCTGAGCAACAGATGGCACAGCAAGAGCATCAAATGACGATGCAAGCCAAGCAAATGGAACTGCAGATTGATAAGCAGGTTTCTGCTATGGAAATGCAGCAGAAGCAGATGGAGATGGCTCTGGAACGTCAGCGCCTCGAAATGGAAATGGCTATGGAGCAGCAACGCCAGCAGCAACAAATGCAGTTCGAAGCCATCATGAATAGTATCAAACTTCAAGCAGCTCAGGAACAAGCTGCAGTTAAACTGGAGAGTGCCAATGAGCAAGCCAAAATCAAAGCCAAAACAGCTTCAAGCGGAGCTAGTAAACCTAATTAGAACGTCTAAAGAGTCTTGTGCTAAGCTTGCAGATCAATTAGGCATTTCGAATTCGTGGGCCTGCAAGATACGTAATGGACTAGGCGGGAAGCGGAGTTCGCAATGACACGTACATCTTACGTTCAAATCAATGGGGTTCTCTATGAAAAAGGTACTGAACCGCGTAGGGACGATTCTCGTACAGGTCCGAATGTTCTTCCGGACCTGCCTGACTTTGTTTCTCCGATCGATGGGCGACTTTATAGCGGTCGGCGTGGCCTTAGGGATCACTGTGATCGCCATAATGTTGTCCCTAATGCTGACCTTAAGGGGCTGCCAACACTAACTGCGAACTCCAACCAAAGACATCCCGATGACATACGTAGGGACAAAGTAGCTCGTAAAGAGCAGATTATTAGGCTTGTTAACCAACATTACAGGTAAATCATGGAACCAGATCGTCGCGCCACAATCGAAGCCGCATTTGAAGCCGCAGAGAAAGACGCAAGTGAAGACACCAGTGCTAAAGTCGTTGAAGCTACTGTTTCGCCAGAAGTTCCTGCTGAAACAAACACGGAAGCTGCGGAAACTACGCCAGAAACTGAAGCTTCAAGCGAGGAGCAAGTTGAAGCAACCACGACTCCAGAAGCCAAGCCAGAACCTGTAAAAGATACCGATCCAGCACCACAAGCCTGGAAAGCCGGTACAAAAAGCAAATGGGCTTCTGTTGACCCCGAAGTCCGACAAGAGGTTATCCGTAGAGAACGCGAGATTACGAGAACTCTGAACGAGACTACTAGTGCTCGGCAGTTTGCAAAGCAGTTCGCTGAGGTTGCCGCACCCTTTGCTCCCCGCTTTCAGGCGATGGGAATTCATCCTATTGCAGCGTTCCAGAATTTGCTTAAAGCTGATTACCAACTCGCTAATGGTTCTAAGCATCAACGCGCGCAGCTCATAGCTAAGCTCATTACTGACTACGACATTGATATTAGTACGCTCGATGGCGTGCTTGCCGGTCAAGTAAACCCAGAAGCTCTCGAGGAGCAGCGTCTGACCAAGCTTCTTGATCAGAGGTTGGCCCCCGTTCAGCAGAAACTGCAAAGCTACGAAGCTCGCGAGATTGCAGCGCAGAAAGAAGCCGAGAAGACATTTACTACACAGATTCAAGATATGGAGGCTGATACTAAGGCGTATCCATACTTTGAGCAGGTCCGTGATGCAATGGCCGATTTAGTCGAAATCAGCGCCCGTCGAGGCCACACATTGGACCTCAAAACGGCGTATAATCGTGCAATTGCAGCTGATCCGCAACTAGCCCAGCAACTGGAATCTGCGAAACAGATCGAGCAACAGAAGCAAGCAGCTCAACGAGCCCAGCGCGCTAAAGTAGCATCTTCGTCTGTTAACGGAGCACCATCAGGGTCTATGTCACGGGCAGCGCAAGCTACTGATCGTAGGGCCACTATCGCTGCGGCATTCGATGCACTAGGGGATTGATATGATACTATTCGTAGTTCGTAACATCCTCGGGCCAGCATCGTTTCCGCTTGGGCATAGTCAGACTACTTCGATTCCAGCGCCTTTTCCAATCTCGCGCCGGGTACCGGCTAGTCAACCTACCTTAGGAGCCAATAATGGCATTCGCTAATAGTGCAATCTCGGACGTCATTGCTACGACGATCCAATCTCGTACTGGTCAAATCGCTGATAACGTCACGAGCAATAATGCTCTACTGATGAAGCTGAAGCAACGCGGCAACATCAAGACGTTCTCTGGCGGTAACACGATTCTTCAAGAACTCTCGTTTGCTTCGAACGGTAACGCTGGTTGGTATTCGGGTTATGAGACCCTGCCGATCGCTGCTCAAGACGTCATCAGCTCGGCTGAGTACGTCATCAAGCAAGCTGCTTGCCCGGTGACCATCTCTGGTCTCGAGCAACTGCAGAACGCGGGTAAAGAGCGTATCATTGACCTGCTTGACGCGCGTTTGGACGTCGCTGAGAGCTCGATGGCTAACCTGATTTCCTCGGGTCTGTATTCTGATGGTACCGCCGCTGGTGGTAAGCAGATCGACGGCTTGCTGAAACAAGTTAGCACGACCCCCACGAATACGGTTGGTGGTATCGATCGTGGTACGTGGCTGTTTTGGAAGAACCAGTACTTCCGCATGACCACGACTGGCGGCGCGGCTGCTTCGGCCTCGAATGTCCAGAACTACTTCAACCGTATGTGGTCTTCGCTGGTTCGTGGTAACGACCGCCCTGACCTGATCATGGTTGATAACATCCTGTGGTCGTTCTACATGGCTTCGCTGCAAAACATCCAGCGTTTCACTGATACTGAAACGGCCAAACTGGGCTTCGTTAGCGTGAAGTACATGGACGCGGACGTGGTGCTTGACGGTGGTATGCAAATCAATTGGACTTCGACGGGTGCAGCTGGCACGACTCCTTCGTCGGTCCCGGCGACTAGCGCGTACTTCCTGAATACCAAGTACCTGTTCTATCGTCCGCATGCGCAACGTAACATGGTGCCTCTGTCGCCGGGTCAGCGCTACAGCGTCAACCAAGACGCTGCAGTGCAAATCTTGGCTTGGGCTGGTAACCTGACTAGCTCGGGTCTCCAGTTCCAAGGTCGGATGGATAACACCTAATCAATCATGGGGGGACGCCTGGGGCTGCCTATTGGTCATGAGCGGTTCGAGTCCGCCTTGTCCCCCACCTAACCTGATAAGGAGTTATTATGAGCGTTGGAAATCTTGCTGCAGCAATCGGGTTGGCTAACACTAACAAGATTTTGAGCATTGGTACGTACGTACAGGATGCTACCTTTCCTAACGGACAGGACAGCTACATAGGCTGCGGTAGCAATGCCGACTACAACCCGCGACTATATTATAACCGCAATGTGCTTGACGAAGATTACACGGCGTCTGGCGGTATTACGGTTAATAGCAACTTCGGCGCAGCAACCGGCAAACTGGCCCGTTGGGTCAGCAATACGGCCAGCCTAACGGTAGGTGCTGATCAGACTATTGCTGTTACAGCTGGTGGCGTAGCAACTGCAGGAACTGCTGCGGCTTACGAAACGCCTATTCCTGTTGGTACGGTAATCCCGGCGAACTCGTTCTTCTGGGTCTTCACGGTCTAAGCGATGCTGAATACAGGCGTACTCTTGTTTGATGCGCTTGGAAAGGTGCGGAATACAACTTCCGCACCTGTTTTCTTTAATGCCGGCGTCGGATTTTCTCTTGGTAGTATATTGTCTGTAGACCTAAACAGTCCGCAACAGTGGGCAAATGGAATGCCCTTTACTAATTCAGGCAAGTTATCAGTGCAAACGGCAGGAACTGTAGTCGAACACTCTACAGGCGGCCTACCCATTAATGAGCTTGGTGCAGTTGCTATTGACACTGTAGCTACAGTAGCATATCATCAAGCTGGACTGCCATATACTTCTACTGGCAAGCTTGCGTTTGCTAGTACTGAGTAGTAGTTATGAGTCTTAATGGTACACTAATTGGCAAAGCTGCTAACGGAGCACTCTCTGTTGTGACATTGCCTATAGCTACTATTAATTTCAATGGCGGCACCCCGGCTAACGATTTGGCCCAGCTTGTAGTAGCACCTTTTGCAAGCGGGTATAATCCTGAAGTATTTGTTAATGGCCTTGCCTACACAAATACTGGCGCAATTTTGACTGATGCCATCGGTGCAATTGCTGGTTACACTGTAGGCGGTTTACCATATACAATTAATGGTTGCTTGGCTACTGATGCTAGTACTACGCCAAGCTACTATGCTCCCGGTGGGGTGCCGATTGATGCGGCATCCCGTATTTGTTTGACAACTAGTCTCCCCATTTAATAGGAACAGAAATGTCCACCGACGTCCTTGACTTTGCAATGAACTTTGATGACAATCAGCAAGCTGAAGCTGACAGGAAGCTTTTGGTTGCCTTCTTCAAAGATACGGTTAAAAACGAAGCTAAGTCCATTGCAGCAGGACGACCGATCTTTGATGAGATTGACTTGGTCAAGATCATCACACCGGGTTCGCGAGATAGTTTCATTGGCGATGCTACTGAGCAATATCAGCAACGCTTCAAAGCACAATGGGATCGGTACAAAGCCGGACAAGCTCAGGCTGTTAGTGGCACCCCACTGAACATGCTGCCGTGGCTATCGGTTAGCCAGATTGCAGAGTTCAATGCTGTTGGCTGCCAAACTGTTGAGCAGCTCGTTGGTATGCCTGACTCAATGTCCCAGAAATTCATGGGTCATCATGCCATTAAGCAGAAAGCTCTGGCGTATCTCGATGCCGCGACTAGTGCGGCCCCCATGCTTAAGCTCCAGTCTGAACTGGAAAAGCGTGACGAACAGATCAAAGAACTCCAAGCTCAGATGGCCGCAGTGCTTGCAGCTAACGAGAAGAAGGCTGCTGTAAAGGCTTAATATGGCGCAATACTGGACCGCTATTGATGTTCTGAAGCAAGTAACTGGTGAGCTGGGTCTGCCCAGCATACCCACCATTACGGGCTTGTCGGATGTTCAGTCGGTCCAGCTTTTGTCGTTGTTGAACTCTGCGGGTAACGAGCTGATGCTCTATTACCCGTGGGAACAGCTCACTGCAGAGTGGGTCTTTGCTACAGTTAATGGTCAAGGTGACTACGATCTGCCAGCGGACTATAACTATTTTACTGATGCTACTCAGTGGGACCGCACCAATCACTGGCCACTGCTTGGTCCGAAGTCACCTCAAGAATGGGCATGGCTTAAGGGCTCTCTTGTAGCTGCTCTCCCCCGCCAAAGATACCGAATTCAAAATAACAAACTTAAGCTGTGGCCTACGCCTGCAACACCTAGTTTCACGTTGGCTATGGAGTACGTGGTTAAAGACTGGGTAATCAGTGGTAGTACTAATACTGATATGATTACGCAAGATAGTGATATCCTGCGGTACGAACCATGGCTATTAGTTAAGTTTGTGAAGTTTAAGTTCTACGAGCTTAAAGGCTTTAATACTACTGGGGTCAATGCTGACTTCATGCGGGTCTTTAACAACCTGACTGGTAAAGACACAGGTGCTAAGATTCTTTCACTGTCCCCGCAAGTCCAGTCCCAGTTTATTGGGCCTTGGAGCGTGCCGGATGGTTCGTGGAACGTGTACGGGTAATGTTTGCAACACCCATTACTGAGAGCATTAATAAAGTTACGAGCATTCCGTCGCCGGTAGGCGGCTTGAATGCGCGTGATTCTATTGTTGCTATGGCACAAACTGATGCCGTAGTGCTCCGTAATTGGTGGCCCCAGCCTTACGGCTGTAGCATGCGCAGAGGTTACCGCAAATGGGCTGAAGGTCTCGGGGGTCTTGTACATTCGCTTGCAAGTTATGCCGGTGTAACTGGTACGCAACTCTTCTACGCATGGGCTGATACTGACTTTTTCAATGTCACACTCGAAGGTCCTGTCGGTGCGCCGGTTTTCACAGGGCTTGCTTCAAACGTACCGTGGCAGCATGTTCAGCTTGTAAACGCTGCTGGTGCCCATCTTATTGCAGTTAACGGTGCTGATAACGGTATCATTGTTTCTAATGGTGTACCAGCACGGATTGTCTCTGGAGACGGTATTGTTGCCAACACATGGGCTGGGCTGGATCCTGTAAAGGCTGTTCAAGTAACTGTTCACCAGTCACGCCTTTGGGCTGTTGAGAAGAACACAGCCAATGGCTGGTTCCTGCCGCCTGACGCTATCCATGGCACGTTCCAAAAGGTAGATTTTGGCCCCCTCTTTTCTCGTGGCGGGTTCCTGCTCTATCTTGCTACGTGGACAATGGACGACGGTAATGGTGCCGAAGACCATCTTGTAGCTATGTCGTCTGAAGGACAGGCTGCTGTTTACGCGGGTACTGATCCCGAAGATGATACTAAGTGGGCACTCGTTGGTGTCTACTATATGGGCCAACCTGTTGCAGGACGCCGTTCGTATACCAAAGTTGGTGGCGATCTAATTGTCTTGACACAGCAAGGTGCTGCGTCCATGTCCGAGACGCTTGTTTCTACAAAGGTGGAAAATAACGCGTCTAAACTGAAGACTGACAAAATCCAGTACTTGATTTCAGAGGTAACATCGCAGTACGGTAGCGAATTCGGCTGGCAGCTTATGTATTTCCCAGGGCTGAACATGCTGATGATCAACGTGCCCACTCCTGTGATTACAGGTAATCTACAACTCGCATCCAACCAACTCATTAATGCTTGGACTCAATTCACTGGTATGGACGCCGCTTGCTGGCTGTCACGCCCACGCAACCCGATGTTTGGTGATTACGACGGTAATGTGTGGCTCGCATGGTCTGGTGAATCTGATGGCGTAGCGCTTGATGGTACTGGTGGTTCAGGTATTCTAGGTATTGCACAACAAGCGTATTCGTATCTTGGTTCCCCAGCAATGCAGAAGCAAGTCGGTATGTACCGGCCGAACCTAATTGTTTCAGTGCCTGTGAAGTTCAAAAGTGCTATTATCTATGACTTTGTTGATGTCCCTATCGTAATTCCTGATGCAGTTTCAAACACCGTAGGTTCATTGTGGGACGTAGGTCTTTGGAATCAAGCTACGTGGGGCGGCGGTACCGATGTGCAACGCGCATGGGTTCAAGCATCAGGCATGGGGAACGCTGCTTCGTTGCAAATGGTACTTAGAAGCACTGGCGAAGTTCTTTGGGTCACAACTGACTACAGCTACGTGAGTGGCTGGGGCATTCTCTAATACTAGGTGCTATATGGTCGGTGATTATTGGATCAAGCTACGTAACGACTACATCGGTCAACAACTGGGGCCTAAGCCGTCTCAGACGTCCAATCTGACCTACGAGTCAGGTCCTGATGAGTGGCAAGCGTACCAAGTTGCAGATGCTGAATGGCAGAAGAAATGGGACGAGCTCGAGGGGCAATGGTTCCAGCAACTCCCCCCACAACAGCAACAAGATGCAGCTAATGCGTTTCTTGAGCGTACGTCTAGCTTTGATAGCTCTTTTAAGATAGGTAAGGCGCTTAGTCTTGGCATTATCGGTGCTGTTGCTGGTGGCGCGGGTCTTGCAGCAATGGGTGGAGCTGGTGCCGGAACTGCTGCAGCTGGTACAGAAGCTGCTGGAAGCGGTCTTCTTGGCGATGCTGCTACATCAGCAGCATGGAGTTCAGGTGCAGGTCTTGGCGGCGACACGCTTAGTGCCATGGGTCTTGGGCAAGGAAGCGCGGCTGCAGCAGGCACTACCGGTGCAGGTCTTCTTGGTGATGCTGCTACGTCAGCTGCATGGGGCTCTGGAGCCGGTCTTGGTGGTGACACGCTAAGTGCCATGGGTGCAGGCGGCGCAGATGCTGCAAGTGCAGGTAGCGCTTTAGCAGGTCTTGGAGGTGCTCCGAGCACTGGGAGTGGCGGTATGGATTTCAGCAGTATTCTTAGTGGTCTTGGTGATGTTAAGGACTGGGGTTCGCTGCTTGCTGGTGGCGCCGGTCTGGCTAATTCGCTGCGCTCGCCCGAGACAGCAGCCCCGCCAGACTATACGGCGCTTGCAAAATTGCAAGCTCAACTGAATCAAGAAGCCGCGGATAAAGCTCTTGCTGCGAATCGTCCTGACCAAGTCGATGCAGCTGGTAATACGCTTACATGGACTCAGGACCCTGTTACTGGTAAGTGGACACAGACCCAAAAGCTTAGTGATGCAAATCAGCAGCTGCTGAATACGAGTCAAGGTGCGCAGCTTGATGCACTGCGTGGTGTAGCAAACCGTGGTGACTTCAACTTCCAAGGGGGTTCGATGATGGACCCCGTAGGTAATAGCAAGGAAATCCAGGATGCCTGGATGAACTTGCTGAAACCTCAACGGGAGATGGCGCTGAACGGTGAGATTCAGCGTTTGAAGAACCAAGGTTTGACTGAAGATAGCCCTGCATTCCAACGCGCAATGCTGCGTCAGAATCAAGCAGATACCGATGCGCAGAATAAGGCACTGATCGCAGGTACATCTGAGTATAGCAACCAGTTTAACCGCTCGCTGCAAGGTCGGCAGCAGGCATTTGGTGAGTATCAAACTGACTATAATGCGCCTATGCAGCAGTACCAAGGACTCATGGGTATTGCGCAGCCTCAAGGGCAGTTTGGTAGCTTTACACAGACACAGAACGTTGGTGGTGCGCCAGTCTATAATGCCGGTCAAGACCAATACACGGCGAATCTAGCGGGTGCTAATGCTAAGAACGCTGCAAACAACAACCTCACACAGGGTTTGTTTGGGCTTTCTGGTGCGATTGCTAAAGGCGGGTGGGGTTCCTAATGGACTTCGTAACACAGCAGCAAAAGCTGCTACGTCAACGTAGGTTGGCGGACCTGCTTCGTGCACAAGCCGAGCAGACGTCGCCCTACACACAAGACCCGGGACGTATGGTTTCAGGGCATTACGTCGCCCCGTCATGGGCTCAGAACCTCAATAACGTTGTCTCCCCCATTCTGCAGCGCGGTTATGCGCGTCAACAAGAAGGCCTTGCAAACCAGCAAGAACAAGAATACGGAACTGCTGTAAACCAAGCACGTCAGCAATGGCAATCCGCGCTACCACAAGCACTCGCTGGTCGCCCAGAGCAGCAAGGCCCCCAAGAAATGGGTGGTTCGCCTGATCTTGCAGCAGTTCCACCCTCAATACCTGATCGTGGGTCTATCCTTAAAGCCACTATGGCTGGCATGGAGATACCTGGTAATGAGAAGTCTGCTGCGCTTTACAATGCGGGAATGTCTGCAGAGCTCGAGCGTGAGGACAAGCAGAAGGAAGCTGTAGCGCTACAGAAGGAGCGTCTACAACAAACTCGTGAACTACGTATTTCACAATTGGAGCAGCAAGAGCGGGAACTGAAGGCTAGACTCGAAGTACAACGTGAGAACAACATCCGGGACAACGAAACTCGTCGTATGCACGACGAGACTTTGCGTACTCTGGGCCAGATGAAAGCTGAAAGCAAGCTTGACAAGGCTGATCCAGTGGAACAACGTGCTGTTATGGCCGATGTTACCAAACTTAGCACCCGTATGGGTCCAATTAACTCGACGATTAGTGCTGCGCAAGAAGTGCAGAATATGATTGATGAGTACACAGACCCAAAGTCTGGCAAAGTCAAGAATATCCCCGGTGTTGGGCGCGACACGGCGCTCCCTGGATGGGCGCGCTCTGTAGGACAACAAGTTGGGTTGATGGACCCCGCCACTAACCCGAATTCTGCAAAAGTGCAGCGGGTACTTGCTGACATCATGCGTCAACAAGCTGGCTTGTCTCAGACTATTTCAGAACAAGCTCGAGTTATTGCTACGAACCTTGGTAGCGGTGCTTATACTCAGAAAGAGTTCCTCGAAGCTTGGGGCGGTTTGAAGAACGCCATTGCTAATGACCTGGTGAATATCAAGGCTGGTCATCGTCCAGAAGCAGTCGATATTTATCAAGCACGTGGTGGTAAGCTCGAACCAGTTTCGTCTAAGGCACAAGGGCTTAGTCGTAGTGCTTCGGGTACTGTTACGAGTTCTGATGCGGATATGCCTGATTTGTCGAACAACGAAGCTTGGGCTAGGTGGAGTCCACAACAACAAGCTGCTGTTCTGAACGACATCAAGCAGATGCCTTCAGGTACTGTCTTTACCATTGGCAAGAAGCGCTACCAAGCGCAGTAAAATGGCTACTACGTTTGTAGAACTTCCTGACGAGTCTGCAGAGGTACCTGAGGTAGGTACTTTTGAGGGGTTGAAGCGTGGGGCGAAGTACGCTGCGCTTAAAGCCTCGCGTGGTCTTGCAGATACTGCAGCCTGGCTAGGTAGCGATTATGTTGGTAAGCCCCTAAAACAGTGGGCAATGTCCAAAGGTTTGGTGCCTTCTGATGAACAATTGGGAGCCGCTAAACAGGCTGCAGACGAAGCAGGCGGTTCGGCTACGGTCGGCCAAATCGGAGCTGACGTAGCTACCCAGATTCTCCCCGGTGCGATGGCCTCGAAAGCTATGCAAGTGGGCGGCAAGGTTGCGCCGTTCTTTGGAGAAGTCGCCTCGAATATGGGTCTTGGTGCTGCATTCGCACCTGAAGGCGAAAAGACCCAAGGTGCTATGAGCGGTGCGCTTGGTGCTGTGGGCGGTCGGGTCATAGCTAAAGCAGTTGGCGGCCCCCTCCGCAATGCTATGACCCAAGATGCTAAAACTTTGGCTGATGCCGGAATTGTGCTCCCACCGGGTCAGATGATTGCAGGTACTGGTGCAGGTAAGCTAAAGCGTACGCTTACTGCAGTGGAAGCCGGTGCATCACGGGTTCCTATTCTTGGTGCGCCGGCCAAATACCGGATTGGTGAAGCTATCGAGGACTACAACAAGCAACAACTGAACGAGATTCTCGAACCGTTCGGTAAGACTGTTACAGCAGGCGGCCGTAAAGGCATCGAAGAAGCAAAAGCTGCTATGGAGCAGGTCTTCCAAGAAGCTGCACCGAATTTGCATATCCCAGACGGTCCTGCGGCAGAGCTTATTGACGACTTCCTTGCGCAAGTTAAGCGCAAGGATGTAACTGTTAATGACCGTGTAACCAAGACTATCCGTGATGTACTTGAGCTGGAGTTGACCCCCCACGTTTCACAGGGAGATATTCCAGGTGAAGTAGGTTACAGTCTTGGTAAGAAGCTTGATTGGTACGCAAAGAAGTATCAAGGAAGTCCTTCACCAGACCACAAGTCTTTGAACACAGCTTTCAAAGACTTGCGTGATAAATGGTATAGCCTAATGACCCCTAACGAAGGGGCCGATCCTGCGTACCAAGAGGTTATCCAAGAGCTGCAGAAGTCTAAACGGCGTTGGATGAACATGCGTGATGCTGCTGAAATGACTACTGAAGGGTTCTTCACACCTGCACAAGTCATCAAAGCAAATAAGGGCTACATTCCCGATGCTGTGACTCGAGCAGCTTCGCACATCATGCCTAAGACTGCTCCCGAAGTTAACATTGGTTCTAATCAGATTCTCCACAAGCTGATGATGCCTGCAGGTGTCTCTGGCGCAGCAGCTCTTGGTTCCTATACAGGAGCTGGTGCTTTGACACCAATGCTAGCGCCGCTTGCTATTGGGTCTGCTATGTATACGCGTCCAGTTGCGAAGTACCTAGAGCAAGGCGCTACGCCGCTAGTGAACAAACTAAGGCCCAAGGGCAATCAACTTACGCCTAAAGAGCTCGAGTTTGCTACCCAATTGGTGTCCTCGCAAGGGCTTCGTGCCCTCCGTGGTACAAGGAGCGAAGAATAATGCCCCGCGACGTTGCTGGTAACTATACCCTACCTGCTGGTATCAATCCAGTAGTTTCTGATACGCTCATTGATGTCAATTGGGCAAATCCAACACTTGACGACATTGCTAGTCAGCTGAACAATGTACTTACGCGTGATGGACTTCTTGGGCCTACCACGACATTCAAAATTCAAGACGGTACTGAAGCGCTACCGGGACTAGCGTTTAATAGCCAGAGTAATACGGGTTGGTGGCGTGATGCTACTAAAGCAGGATTCAGTTATCAAGGCGTATCTCAATTTCAAGCTAGTTCGTCTGGGCTAAGTATTCTACCTGCTGTTACATTTGTTGATGCAGTTGCTTTCGGGTCTAGCGTTTCAGTAGCGCAGGACCTTTCAGTAAGCTGGGCTATTACACCAGGGCGTACGCGTTGGTACTTAAAATCAGTGCTAGCTGGCGCAGTACTTAGCGACGAGGACTGTGGTCCTGGGCCACTATTGCAGCCACAGGGTACTGGTACGATTACCATCACGCTTCCGGCTAGTACTATTACTGTAGGTAACGTGCTATACTTTAGTATTTACAGTTTTGCTTTGACTACTAATATCTCATTTGCAGGGCCCGTTCAAGTCTTTAGCAAAAACTCAGGCGTACCTCTTACCAGTCCGATTGCCATTACGGGCGTAGGTACTTATCGACTAGTTTGTATCGCAGATAGCACTTTTGTATACCAGGACTCGTAATGATCTGGTTCTGGGCGGCTTTTATACTAATGGTAGCCCTTATCGGGGGCTGCGCTGTAGCCTTCGGTTCGGGTGCTGCTGGCGTTAATGTGGACCGCAAAATCGAGGTTGCTTCAGACAATGACATCGAGAAGCCCAAGCCAGTCGACAAGATCAAAGGAAAATGATGGACTACGCAGAAACCATTGCGAGCGTACTACGAAGTCCTAACCGTAGAGCTCCAGCAGTTATTGCCGAGGATGTCCCCCCACCGAAACAGGAAGCAGGTGCTGCTCCGTCGCGGCGTGGACCAATGATCGAATTTGTACGTCGGAATGGCCGAACCCAAGCAGTATACATCCGTACAAATCAAGCCGTGAAAGTCCTACACATTACTCGGGACGATGACGGAAATATCTTAGCTCTCAACCTGAATAGGAGTTACTAACATGTCGCAACCTCGCGGTGAGTATACCGTATCCCATCTCCGTCCTAAGCCAGAGTGTATGGACAAGTTCGTGCCCTTGTGGGAGAAGCTCCAGACGGCTACGGACGACGAGCAACGCGCTTCGCTCTATGCAGCGATGCGTGAGTTCCAAGAGGAAGTGGGCGAAACGGAAACCTTCAGTAACTTGGTCACCACGGTCGGCAAGAACGACCTATTGGACAAGTACCTAAAGGGCGCAGCCTACACACAGACTCTTGTGATGGGTCTAAAGGCAGTAGGTACGGCAGCGATTACCGACACTCAAGCTTCGCATGCTGGATGGCTCGAACAAGGTTTGGCGAACGCGCCGGTCTACACAGGTAATCGTCCCGCCATCACTATGGGTGCTGCATCTGCGGGGGTATCGGTCTCCCCGGTGACTAACTTCGCCATTACTAGTTCGGGTACAGTAGCAGGATGTTTCATCAACAACGGCGGTTCGGCCACTAAGGACAGCACTACTGGCGTTCTGTTCAGTGCGGGGGACTTTACTAGTGGTAGCAAGGCGGTGATCAACCTCGACACCCTTGCCGTTACGTACCAACTTACAGCTGCCTAAGGAGCGGATATGCTTGCGACAACCACCTTCACGACCAAGGAAATCTCGCTGCCTGCAGGCACAGTTCCTGCCCCCGGCTACCTTGTGGAACTGCTGCGCAAGATCACGGGCGGAGCCGAAGTGATCGATTCTAAGAGGGTTGATTCTGAGGCTGCTGAGGCGACGTTCAACATCGCGGATGCAGGCACGTACATGAGCGTGGTGTCGCGCACGGCTGTCGGCGGCGTGCCCATCTACAGTGTGATGTCCGACCCGTTCGAGGTCAGCGCGCCAATGGTGACTGTGCCAGCCACCGTGACTGTAACACTGGCACCTACTGACCCATTGAGGAGCTAGCAGTGGCAACAGTTCCTGGAAATAGTTTGCCTTTGGATCCTAATATCCAAGAGGCTATTGACGATTTCAATCGGGACAAGGCTAAGTATATCCGGCAGGTAACACTGCTGGTGTTGCTTAAAGACTTGCAGGAAGAAATCGAAGACGAACTGAAGAACCAACCGTAGGGTCGTTATGCAACTCACCACACCACAGCTTCAGATTCTGAAGGGCGACATTAGCATCAACCCTGATCCAGAGTTCGCGGCGTATCGTACTGCCGGAAATGCGGGGCAGATGGCCGAGTGGTACAACGTTAACAGTACCTTCATTGTTTATAAGCCTACCGAGTTGACTACAGCCATTGGCGACGTGATCAGTTACGTGGCAGTGGCCGCACTAGTTGATGCCAACGTCAATCAGCTGAACCTGTTCTATACGCTGCAGCCGCAGAACTTTGAGCCTTCGCACGCTGACCAGCGGGATTATCTAGCTGATATCTTCTCGGGCGCCTTAGGCGGTGCCGGACAAGCTACACGCGACGCGCTGGAAGCCTTGTACCGGCGCCCCGCGCTGAAGGGCGAGAAGCTCTACTGCACTGGCACCGGCACCACAGTGACGCCTGGGGCCCTGAACGCGACGGCGCAGGGTGACATCACCACGCAGAACATTCTCGACGCCCAGGCGCTGCCTTAAGGAAACGACATGGCTTCCAATTTCATTCAAGGCACCAAGACTGCGGCGACGATCACCGGCTTCTCGACGCTGGCTGCAGGCGCCTTCGTTGTCGGTAGCGCCATCGACCTGACCGCTGTAGTACCCTACGAGGTCCTCTTCGAGGTCACTGCAGGCGTCGCATCGGCCCCGGCAAACACTAGTCTGGGGGTCAACTTTTACCTCCAGTATTCGCTCGACGGCACGAACTGGTCTTCGTTTGCGCCCGCCACAGCGGTAGGTGCTATAGACATGGAATACATCGGTTTCTGCCCCGTTCAAGCATCCGGCACCCCGACGACCAAGATGTTTACATCAGCTGGGCACCCCACCTGCCGCTGGATTCGCCCTGTCATGGAGAACGGAACGGGCGTGACGCTGAACGCGGGCTCGCTGAACTACGCAGTTATCACGGGTAGTTGATCGTGTCCTTGATACTTCAGCGGCCGTGGGTGCGGCAGCCTCCAGAATTTGCGCCGCTGAATACGCGCGCGCCGCTATTCAGAGGGTTGACACACTATTTCCCGTTGACGGGTCAAAGCGGCGCAACCGTTCATAACAAAGTTGGCGCGGCGGGTAGTTTCACTGGCGGGCCGCCACTTACACCAAAGTCAGCCATCATAAATAGTGCGAGTGGCACAGCTGTGTACCTCGACGGCACGACTTACTTAACGTTGGACAGTGACGCCACGAAATGGCTCAGTTCTGGTCCTCGCGTATCCGCGAGTTTTTGGATTCAGCCGCAGTCTTTGGCCAATGAGTATTCAACGCTGCTGGCTTGGGTTTCGTCGAGTAGTGCGGATTATTTTACTCTTTATTTGAAGTCCAATGGGAAAATAGCGGCGTATTTCGGGACTACAGCGCCGCCGGCAGCAGCAGCAGCGTACGACGGGACGGGCGCAAACACGTTGGTTGTGCGCGGCGCGTACCGGATTGACGTTGTGCTGGATGTACCCGGGCAAGTTGTACAAGTTTGGGTGAATAATGTATACGATAACAACGCACAATTTAATAACACCCCAAGCGGATTTAACAACCTGACGACAGCGCCTTTAGTGTTCGGGCAAGATACAGCTAACACCGGACGGCGATACACGGGCCTCGTCAGCAACATCATCCTGGCGCGCAGGACGTGGGAATACAATGACGTAAGGCCAAAAGACCTCTACGACAATGGTATGTGGAGCCTTAGTGCACCTCAGCGCCTGGTGATACCCCCTACAGGTATAGCGCCCACAATGCCTGTGCTGAGCGCCGCAACCTATGCTCCAGGCAGTCTGACCAGTAGTGGTTGGATTCCGCAGGTAGCGGCGACCTAATCTATGGCCATCACGATCTATTGGGTTGTCTACGCCAACGGCGCGGGCAAGCCCAGCAACGATCAAATTCGCCTAGGGCAGAACTCGGGCGGTACTGCTGCATTAGAGTCTGGTAGTGCGCTATATACGGCGGGTGGAACCCTCACGTTTCCCCCCGTCATTACTGTACTCGCGCCAAATACTGCGTACCAGGAAGCTTTCGTTGCTTACGACGATGTAGCGCTGACCTACAGCAACAGTGTCGAGTCGGCAACGATTACCACTGAGGCGATTACCCCGATATCTGTTAGTGTCAACGAGTCGTTCGCACTAACTACTGTTGAGAACGCTAAGACTGTTTACAATGGGGTTGTCAACGATTCCGTTACAGTTACAGACTCCCAGAACGCAACGGTCACTACTGGTCCCGTAACGTATCCAGTAAGTGTCAATGAGTCTGTAACGGTAACAGATTCACAGAATGCTTCCTCGACTAAGCCCGGAACTGTAGCAGAATCTGTAGTAGTAACAGATTCACAAAATGCTTCCGTAACTGGGGCTGGAGTTATACCTGTAAGCGTTAATGAGTCGATTGCACTTACTGACTCTCAGAATACAACTGCTACGTACCGTAGGCAAGTCAATGAGGGCGTAACCCTTATTGACGCACAGAATGCTCGCAGCACGCTCCAAGTAAGTCGTGCAGAAAGCATCACACTAAGCGCTACACAGGACGCTACAAAGCAGTCCCCACAGGTCATTCCGGTTACAGTCTCTGAGCTCATTACACTTATCGCTCAGCAAGATGCCTACATTCCTGGTAAACCTGATAGGCGTGTGGGGCGATTTGGTGACCCTGTTAAGAAGAGTATTCAAGAAGCAGAAAAAGCTATGATTGAGCTCGAAGATGAGTTCATCTTGGAAATTGTGTTGAGTTTGGCAGTAAAAGGAGCAATAGCATGATTTACATTAACGCTTAGCTACCTGGCGCTCGAGCCAGGCATCAAAAACCCGTCGTGCAGGATTAGTGCGTGCGGGTTTTTTCTTCGCCGAAACTTTTTTCTGTTTCGCAGTTTTCGCTTTGTCCGAATGTGTCCCCCATTCTAGATTTTCGAGTTTACAGTTTCGCAAGTTACGATCTTTACAAACCGCGAAGAGTCCTTCTGGGCAAGGGCCATTAAATGTTCGAAGTACAAGGCGAGGAAGCCATTCTCTGTGACCACCTTTAACAAAATCCACCCAGTATCCTCGAGCATTGATAACGGGCGGGGCCACCTGTCCGCTGCGCCTGATTCTGCCATAATCTGAGACCTCTAGTTCGTTTGCACCGCTGTAACCTTCGAAACCTTGAATTTTGCGCCATTCTTCCATAGTACTAGCATTAAACACGAAATTAGTCTGAGCGTTCGTACTCGGACTGATTTTATTCGCGTTTAATGCCTCCTAAAAAGTGCTAAAAACGACGTTATTCACCGACAATTTGCACTTCAGGCTTCGAATTCGCTTGGTCGATGAGCTTTTGAATCAAGCCTACAACCTCACCATAGGGCCGTGTAGCTAGAAGCTTCATGAGGTAGTCGGCTTCTTGTTCAGTAACGTTCCAGGTAATATCCATTAGATTCTCCATTGAAGTAGGGACCGCCCACCGTGGGGGTGTAGCCATAGTGCTTCGGCGGAAGGCTGCGCGAGTGTTCCGTCAAGATAAACAATACTAGTGCATCTGGTATTCATTAGCTCTTTAACACAACGCATACAGGGCATATGCGTTACGTAACAAGTTTCTATCTTATCAGGGTCTTTGCATTGAAGCAGCGCGTTCTGCTCTGCATGTACCGCCTCGCAAAGGTCTGCCCCCGCCGGAGCAGTAGCACCAGGGCATGGCACGTCGGTACAGTGTGGACAACCGCGGGGGACACCGTTATAGCCAGTACTAAGAATGCGCCCTTGGCGGTCTACAAGGACACACCCTACTTTCAGTTTGGAGCACGTAGCGCGTTGTGCTAAGAGCGACGCGATACCCAGCATCGTAGTGCCAAGCGAGGGCCTCATCGGATAGCCTCACCGATAGCTGCCGCGATTTCAGGTTCAGGCCCCACCCACCCATCGGGCTTTGCAGCATCGAAAGCATTACCACGTTTTGTCATGCCGCGTACTTTGCGCATGTTAGCGCTATGCACAGCGTTCCAAATCTCAGTAGTCGGGAGACCCATTAGGTACATCGTGCCTACTGCAACGTAGATAAGATCAGCGAGGCCATCAGCGGCCCCCACCATATCACTATTAAATGCAGCAGTAACAAATTCATCGAGTTCCTCTTGCATGAATCGGAAGCGCTCAAACACAAACTTCTGTGAGATTAATGAAGGACTCTCCGAAGGGTCTTGTCCAATGATACGGACATGGAAGTCAGCAACGTCTTGAAAAACATCAGGCGGCAAAAGGGTACTCAAGTTTCTCTCCATGTGTGTAGTCGATAAGACTCAGATGGTGCGGCTCAAAATTGTCAAGAGTTGCTTCGGTGTGTAACTCCCAAGTAGGTAACTTAAAGCTAGGCCCAGCTAATTGGTACTTGAAAATCTCGACATGGTTTTCGTAGATGTGTGTATCTCCAAGCATGAAGATCAGCGTGCCAGGTTTGTAGTTAGTTTCTTGTGCAACCAAGAGCATAAGAGTTGCGTACAAGATAATATCGCTTGGCAAGCCAAGACACAAATCAACACTGCGCATATAGACAGTGCAATCAAGATAACCGTCATTATCAACATTGAATTGCGCCATCAAATGACATGGGGGGAGACAGTGCGAGTCTTCGTTGGGATCATACGCTGTAAGCAAGTGCCTACGACTCAGAGGATCATGCTTAATGCTGTATACTAGTCTAGCGATCTGGTCTACATCGTATTCGCCAAAAGCGCGCCATTGTGCGCCATAGATATTACCCACTCGCCATTTTGATTTGTCTTGACCTCGGTTCCAAATCCATGCTTCTGCATTAGCATCCCAGTAGTTACAACCAAACTTCTTGAACGTAGCTAGGTCAGTAGCTCCCCGCAAAAACGCAGCAAGTTCACCAAGTACAGGCTTCCAGAAAATCTTACGGCTCGTAAGTATTGGGAACTCGTTGTCGCGAAGACTCTCAACTACGAACGCCGCACCAAAGACTTGTCGTGTAGGGCCTGCTCGTGTTTTGCGCTTGGCACCAACAGACATCACATGGTTAACAAGCTCAAGATACTCTTCGTCCAGTTTATTCATCAGCTTTCTCCAAACTTTGAAGGTACTCAGCGTAGAACACTGCGTAATTAATCAAGTCAATTACTGTGTCGAGCTTACTATCAAAGTTGGGCACACCATTTCAAACTCCTTGGATTAACTTGTTCAACACTGGAACAAGTGCTATCACACCGCGTTTGGAGTTGCTGCGAGACGGTACCGTCACACCTTACACAACTGCGCAGGTGTGGGGCGAGTTTCTCGCTAAAACCACCGCAGGATCCACGCAGAGCACAGATTACGACGATGCTCAGGAGCTGTCTGACTTCTTGAGCGGCGCTACTGCGGCTAACCAAGCTGCAGGTGCTGGAACAGGATCGTGGACTGGAGCAAGTGGGACAGCTTGGTCAGGGAAGGTCGATTCAGGCGCCCCGATTACCCCCGCGGAACTTGGCTACCTTAGCGCTAGAGTAAACGTAGCGATTCCCTCTACCACGCTCTACGTTGACCCGCAAATCAGGACATAACCTGTGTCCGCAGTCTCTCGCGTCACACCAAAAGGCTGGCTCCAATACGAGGACGCCGTAGCCACAGCTCGGGTTACGCCCATTGAGTGGGTGCAGACTGCCGCAGGGGGTGGCGTGTCGATGCCTACGCTCAGTGCCCCTACCTATGCTCCGGGCAGTCTCACCAGTAGCGGCTGGATTCCGCAGGTAACGGCGACCTAGTATGGCCATCCGAATCTACTGGGTTGTCTACGCCGACGGCGCGGGGAAGCCTAGCAACGATCAGATCCGCCTTGGGCAGAACTCGGGTGGCACTGCTGCATTAGAAGCAGGCGATGCGCCGTACACGACAGGCGGAATTCTCACGTTCCCCCCCGTCATTACCGTACTCACGCCAAATACTGCGTATCAGGAAGCTTTCGTTGCCTATGATGACGTAGCGCTGACTTATAGCAACAGCGTTGAGTCGGTGACGATCACCACTGAGGTGATTACACCAATATCCGTTAGCGTCAACGAGTCATTCACGCTAACTACGATTGAAAACGCTTCCTCAACTAAGTCCGGAACTACAACAGAGTCTGTTACTGTAACGGATTCACAAAACGCAACGGTCGTTACTGGCCCTGTAACGCATTCAGTAAACGTCAACGAGTTTGTTACTGTAACAGACTCCCAGAATGCTTCTGTCTCCGGCTCTGTAGTTAACCCGCCTTGGGAAAATGTTGTTCTTCTGCTTCATGCAGACGGTACCAATAATTCTATAAGTTTTGTAGATAGTAGCCAGTATAACTGGCCCGTAACCGCAGTAAATGGCGGTGTAATTTCTACGACTGATCCAAAATTTGGAACAGGTGCATTAAAGTTACCAGGTTACGTAAGCGTACCGGACAATGCCATATTTGATTTCGGCATTGGCGATTTTACCATCGAACTGCAGGTTCATGTTCCCGCTGGGTCTGGGAATTATGGAGCATTTTTTGGTTGGCAGAACGGAGGAGTTGAGTTTTGGCTAGGGGTGGCGTTTACTGGGGGTAATCTTCAGATTAATTGGCCCTCTGGTGGTAACGTTAATACAAGTACGGGCTTCTTGCGGGATAACTACTCCTGGGTAGTCTTTTCGCGAGCTTCTGGGGTATTCGCAGCTTGGGTAGACTTAGAGTTAGCTAATGTAAATAGCACAGCACTTACAACCCCCTTTAACCCAACCGTAGCCCTTCAAGTTGGGGCCTCAAATTCAGGCGGCGCGCTACCGGCAGGGTACGTTGACGAAGTACGCATTACCAAGGGCATTGCACTTTATACCCAAGCTGCTCCCCCCACTGTAATACCCACTACGCCGTACCCCAATGGTCCGCAATTAGTGTCTGGCACTGTAGCGGAGTCCATAACCCTTACCGATTCCCAGAATGCTACAGTTACTGCGGGTATTATATCTGTCAGTGTTCACGAGTCGCTCACCCTTAGTGACTCTCAGAATGCTACAGCCACGTACCGGAAGCAAGTTGATGAGGGCGTAACTCTTCTTGATTCACAGAATGCTCGTAGCACGCTTCAAGCAAGTCGCTCAGAGAGCATCACACTAAGCGCTACGCAGGATGCTACAAAGCAGTCTCCGCAGGTCATTCCGGTTACAGTCTCTGAGCTCATCACGCTTATTGCTCAACAGGACGCTTACATTCCAGGTAAGCCAGATAGGCGCGTGGGGCGATTTGGTGATCCAATTAAGAAAGGTATCCAGGAAGCAGAGAGGGCCATGATAGAGCTTGAAGATGAGTTCATCTTGGAAATTGTGTTAAGTTTGGCAGTTAAAGGAGCAATAGCATGATCTGGTACGCACCCATCGTTTTGTATTCTGCATTGGCTTGCACTACGGTTGTCCCCCCGCCGGGTCAGCCAGTACCAGTAGCCGTGCCTAAAGCGACTATACCGGTACCCCCGCCTAAGCCAGGGACATTGCCGGCGCCATCGTGGGACTTCCTGAAGATCTGTACAACGCTAAACGAGAAAGGGGTACAAGAACACCCCAATTTGAATCCTGTTCGCTATTAGCGCTTAGCTACCTGGCGCTCTAGCCAGGCATCAAAAACCCGCCGTGCAGGATTAGTGCGTGCGGGTTTTTTCTTTGCCGAGACTTTTTTCTGTTTCGTAGTTTTCACTTTGTCCGAGTGTGTTCCCCATTCCAGGTTGTCTAATCTGCAGTTTCGAAGGTTTCTATCTTTGCAAACGGCAAAGAGACCTTCTGGACATACCCCGTTAAAGGTTCGAAGTATAAGACGGGGTAGCCATTCTCTATGCCCGCCCTTACAGAAATCAACCCAGTAACCACGATCGTTGATGGTGGGTGGGACGACTTGACCATTACGACGCACTCTTCCATAATCTGATACCTCTAGTTCGTTTGCACCAACGTAGCCTTCGAATCCTTGAATCTTGCGCCATTCTTCTATAGTAGGCATATTAAATACGAAATCGGCCTTAGCGTTCGGCCGACTTCGATTAAAATTCGCGTTTAACACATCCTGAAAAGCGCTAAAATCGACGTCATTCGCCGATAATATGCGCGTCTGGCTTCGAATTCGCTTGGTTCACAAGCTTTTGCACTAGACCAGCTACTTCGCCGTAAGGGCGCGCCATGATAAGCTTCATGATGTAGTCCGCTTCCTGTTCAGTAATGTTCCAAGTGATTTCCATTAGATTCTCCATTGAATTAGTGTCCGCCCACCATGGGGCTGTAGCCAAAGATCACGAGCTGCGGGTTGCTCGAGCGTACCATCAAGATATATAATGTTGATACAACTAGTGTTCATTAGTTGCTTCATGCATCGCATGCAAGGCATATGTGTTACGTAGCAGGTATAAATCTTGTCTACATCCCGGCATTGCAGTAGTGCGTTCTGCTCTGCGTGCACTGCTTCACAGAGGTCTGCCCCCGCAGGAGCGTTAGCACCAGCACAAGGAACAGCAGTACAGTGCATGCAACCGCGGGGGACACCGTTGTAGCCAGTTGCAAGGATTCTGCCTTGAGCGTCAACAAGAACGCACCCCACTTGCAGTTTGGAGCACGTAGCTCGTTGTGCTAAGAGCGACGCGATGCCTAGCATTGTGTCACCAAGCGAGGGTCTCATTATTTGGGCCTTTCAGCAACTTTTATGCCCAGCCAAAATCCTGCACCAAATGCAAAAAATATCATAGGCAGGAATACGTATTCAAGCATAGTCATTTAATAGCTTCCCCGATTGCTGCAGCTATTTCAGTTTCTGGCCCCACCCAACCTTCGGGTTTGGCAGCATCAAAGGCATTGCCACGTTTGGTCATACCGCGAACTTTGCGCATGTTAGCACTATGCACGGCGTTCCAGATCTCTGTGGTCGGGAGACCCATTAGATACATTGTGCCTACTGCTACGTAGATAAGATCCGCGAGGCCATCAGTGGCCCCCACCATATCACCATCAAATGCAGCAGTAACAAATTCATCAAGTTCCTCTTGCATAAATTTGAAACGCTCAAACACAAACTTCTGAGAAATTAGTGATGGGCTTTCAGAAGGGGCTCGTGCAATGATGCGACGATGGAAATCAGCAACATCTTGGAAAACATCAGGCGGCAAAAGGGTACTCAAGTTTCTCTCCATGTGTATAGTTGATAAGATTCAGATGCGATGGTTCAAAGTTATCAAGAGTTGCTTCTGTGTACAACTCCCAAGTAGGTAACTTGAAACTAGGCCCAGCTAGCTGGTACTTAAAAATCTCGACGTGGTTTTCGTAGATGTGTGTATCTCCAAGCATGAAGATCAACGTGCCAGGCTTGTAGTTAGTTTCTTGTGCAACCAAGAGCATAAGAGTTGCGTACAAGATAATATCGCTTGGCAAGCCAAGACACAAATCAACACTGCGCATATAGACAGTGCAATCAAGATAACCATCATTATCAACATTGAATTGCGCCATCAAATGACATGGAGGTAGACAGTGTGAGTCTTCGTTGGGATCATACGCTGTAAGCAAGTGCCTACGACTCAGAGGATCATGCGTAATGCTGTATACTAGTCTAGCGATCTGGTCTACATTGTATTCGCCAAAAGCGCGCCATTGCGCGCCATAGATATTACCCACTCGCCATTTTGATTTGTCTTGACCTCGGTTCCAAATCCATGCTTCTGCGTTAGCATCCCAGTAGTTACAACCAAACTTCTTGAATGTAGCTAGGTCGGTAGCTCCCCGCAGAAACGCAGCAAGCTCACCAAGTACAGGTTTCCAGAAAATCTTGCGGCTCGTAAGTATCGGGAACTTGTTGTCGCGAAGACTCTCAACTACGAATGCTGCACCAAAGACCTGTCGCGTAGGGCCTGCTCGTGTTTTGCGCTTGGCACCAACAGACATAACGTGGTTAACAAGCTCGAGATATTCCTCGTCTAGTTTATTCATCTGGCTTCTCCAGACTTTGGAGGTACTCAGCATAGAATACTGCGTAGTTAATCAAGTCGATTACTGTGTCGAGTTTACTATCAAAGTTGGGCACACCGTTTTTACTAATTAGTGACTTCAAACGCAGTACTTTGATGAACATCATTTGAAAGTAACTTGCATCACCAAGCGGGAAATAATCATGAATGCTAGCTTTGTTGTTGTAGTCTTCACCTTTCTTGACTACAACATCCATTGCTGGCTTTATGGCTGCCAGATAGCGCTGTGTATCCATTGAAGCTCCAAGTAAAGATGGGGAGCAGACTAATCTACTCCCCACCAAACCGAACGAGTTAAGAACTTACTGCGGTGCAGCAGTAGCTTCGGCTTCAGCAGAGGCCTTAGCCTTCGCAGCAGCTTCGATAGCCTCAGCCTTAGCCAGGATAGCAGCTGCATCGGCGCGCAGAGCATCGGCCGACTTGCCGCCCTTCTTCCCCATGTTGGGGTTCTTCACAGCAGCGCGGTAATAGGCGATGCAGCCCATCGTGGTCTTCGCGCCGGGGAACTTCTCCTTAACAGCGTCAAGGACAGTCTTATTGTCCGAGCCATCACGGATCATTCCCTTAGCGAATTCGCCAACGCCTTGATTCGGCCCCCGCTTACCAGCAGAGCTGTACTTCGTAGCATTAGAAACAGGGGCTTCAGAACCTTCAACGGGGGCGGCAGTTTCAGTCATGGTCTTTCCTTCTTCAAGTTGCGTAACCGCAGCACGAGCCGCAGCAAGGTTTTTGAACTCGGTAACAGTAGCAATACCACGGCTGGCGGCAATGGCGTTGTATCGAGCAATGAGTTCAGACATGCTCAATTTCTTCAACTCAGACATTTTCAATTTCCTTTATGTGGCGTAGCGTTTACAGTGACGCTACAAAAACATTATACATCGAAAGAACGTTCCGGTGCGCGTCTGTTACAACTGTTGCAATTGAGCGACAGAACCGAGACGTTTAAGTTCTTCAAAGACAGTATTTTGGGTGGCGTCTTTATCCACCATAACTTTTGCTACATGCTGGTCAATGGTTCCTTTCACTGCTATTATGTAATTCATAACCGACTTGGTTTGTCCCCGCCTCAACAAGCGGGCAATTAACTGAATGTACTCTTCCAGATTGTAAGTCAATGAAAACCAACAAATGGCGTTCCCGCCAAACTGTAAGTTCAGTCCTAAGGCAGCTGCAGTCGGTTGGACGAGCAATACAGGGGTCTGGCCTTGATTCCATACTTCTACAGTCTCCGCAAGTTTGTTCTTAGACATCCCACCACGAATGGCACAAGCATCTGGAAACGACTGAATAAGTCGTGCATACTCGTGCTCAAACTGGTAGGCTACCATCAAAGGCTCACCAGCAAGTTCTTCAACCAAAGACTCAAGCCTATCAACTTTCGCCCGAGATACAACATCGTATACGCCGGTACTAGAATACACAGCGCCCCCAGTAAACTGACGAAGCTTACTAGTAAGAACACCGGCATTAGCGGCAGTAACAACATTGTCTTGTAGCTTGAGAATGAAGTCGTCTTCAAGGACCTTATATTGAGCCATCTCATCTTTAGTGAACTCCACTTCTAAGGGCACGTCAATTAGCGGGGGGAGTACTAAGTAGTCTTTTGGATCGAGGTACATTGCCATGTCACTGATCTTCTCGATTAGCTGCTTGGCTTCCACGTCTCGAATGAGATACCTGTATTGGTCAAAGGTCTTCTGATAGAAATACTTCAAACGAAAGTGTGTAACGAACTTCCCCAGCCGTTGTCCCCCGTCGAGTACATAGCACTGACCGAATAGGTCCATCAATCCGTTTGCGACAGGAGTGCCAGTCAGTCCCCAACGAAACAAGAAACTTGGTAATAGCGGTTTCAAGGTCTTAAATCTTTTGCTTGTGGTATGTTTGAGCCTGGTCAACTCGTCGCATAATAGTATTTGAAGTTATGACCTTTTGCAAGTATCGGTGCCATCCATGCAATGCCATCGTAGTTAACTACAACTATATCGTAGTAGTCATCTTGTAGGATCAATTCCTTGTCTGATCCATGCGCTAAGCCCACTTTCAGGTGACTGAACTGTCTCCATTTCGCGGGCTCTGTCTGCCATGTAGTTAAGCATACGGTCAAAGGCGCAATGACTAGCGTTCTTACGCGCTTGCAAAGCAGCTGACCCACCATGCCGACAGCAGCCAGAGAAATCGAGGTTTTGCCCATACCGGGTGGCAAGAAGAGTGCAGCTGCAGGTCGAGTGGCTAGCCATTCAACACCTCGCTCTTGATACTGTTCAGGCTTCCAGAATTGGGGGAGGAATCCTTCAACTTCAGGACTAGTTGTAGGAACAGAGAATAGTTGTCGGCCTCTTCGCACAAGAAGTTCATCCTCCGCAGCTCGCTCTGGATGTGCTTCTGTATTGGCATCAAGCTCTCCCCCGGTCTCTTGAACTCGATGAACATCATCCGTCCATTGGGGGCCATCAATAGGCGGTCCGGATAACCCCGCTGCTTCTCGATCTTCAATAGTAGACATTCGTGCTTCCTTGCTATTTCAACGCATCTACGCTCAATTGTTGATTCTAGTACTTGCATGCTCCGCCCTTAGTCTTGGAATACGGGCACCACCGGCACTCATTTGAGGGCATCGGGTCCCATTGTGACGTCATGTAGATCGGCTCTACGCGCTTTTCGTACTTCTTACGGAGCTTTAGTAGTTCGTCACTTGTATAGTCACGAGAATAAACTTCACCGGTATCGAGGAACCAAAATTCTGCCGTGACTTTTGTCAAATGCGGGTTTTTAGCATGAAGCGCGATGCCGTAGAGCTCTGGCTGTTCCGTGGAGGGGACACGATACTTACCAGACTTGAAGTCGATGGCGTAACCGTGCTCCCCATCGATGTAACTAGCATCCATTTTGACACGGAGCCACGTAGACTTCTGAAACCAGTCGGGCAACGCGTTCCACTCTTTGTCGAACCCCATTGCTTGCTCAGCTCGGAAATCCTTCGCCTTTAGTTCGTCGATAGCTTGTTTAAACAGCTGATTATCCGGAATGAGGTCCGCAGCCCAGCCGTTAAGGTAGCTTTCGATGTTCTCGTGCATCTTCGAGCCGCGTTCCATGGCAGGTGACCCACCACTCGGCAGTTTTTTGATGAACTGGTAAAAGAACTTCGCTTTACATGTCTCAAAGACATCAAGCTTACTGAAACCCCAAGCATCATTAAATGTATCAGCCATTATAGTTCCGAAAAGTTGTAACCATGATCTTCCTCGCTAATGACTTGATAACGAAGCCGTTCTTGGAAACTGCCGTTCATAGCAGCTTCAAGGTTTTTAGCTTCAGCATCTATATCGTCTCGAGGGCATTGAATTACAAGCTGGTCGTGGACTGATAACACCAGTTCGCCAGTACTTGTGGTTTTCGCAAAGTCGATCATTGCTTGTTTTGTCTGGTCTGCAGCAGAACCTTGAATCAAGTAATTAACAAGCTTGTATTCAAACGACTTGAACACACCCTTGACAACTGAGGGCTTCTGCGGGAAGTAGTCCCGCCCACCGAGGGTCTTTACTGCAACACCAATTCGGCCCCCACTTTGAATGCTACGTGTGAACTCCTTGATTTCAGGGAGCGCTGCGAGGTAGCCGTTCTTAACTCGCGTCGCCTCCGTAACAGTCATCTCAAGAGATTCTGAGATACGTCCTACACCTGCACCGTACAAAATGGCAAACGCAAGGGTTTTCGCTTCTCGCCGTGAGATGCCGGCTAACTGGGCTGCAATCTGATGCAGGTCGGCGTAAGGATCTTGCTTCAAAGCATCAAGTAGCTTACCAGAAGTAAAATGCGCAAGGAGGCGAAGCTCTTGGCCGCTATAATCTCGCCCCACGAATATCTTGCCAGGATCTGGAATAATGTACTTCCGAACCTGTGGCAATGTCTCAGCATCAAATGGGTAGCCAATTCGCTCGAGTTGCTTCTTCAGTCCCTCCCACTCAACTGGTACGTTCTGTAGGTTGGGGGAGCTGCTAATTCGGCCGGTTCTAGCGCCAGTATCCGAGTAATTTCGGATTTGGTTCCACTTCATATAAAGCCGGCCATGCTTCTCGTACTGAACAAGCCAAGGCTGCAGAAAGGTTCGTAGACATGTGGCAATAGAACCACGAACAAGCAAATGACCAAGCAGAGTAGGATTATCAATTGCATTGACAAGCGATTCTTTTGCCGTGCTTCTAAGACCTGTAGGCGTCGTTGCAAATCCTTTGCTAAGTCCTGCTGATTCAATTGCATCTGCAAGTTGAGCTCCAGAATCGACATCAACTTGACGTCCGACAATGGCACAGATACTCTCGTCGAGCTCGTCGAGCTTTCCCCAGTAAGCGTCGGTGTCTTTCTTAAGTTTGGGTCCATCAAGATTAATACCTCGCTGCTCCATTTTCAGGATATGTGGCATCAAAGCAAGTTCTCTTTGATACGCCTCGTCCATACGGAATACTGTTACCATGGTGCGCCCCCACTTCCGATCTTGCTTGTATCTGGTTCATGGGGAGCGATCTGCTTTGTTACTCCAGCGCCGTTAGCCATAAAGAACTCGTATAACTTGTAGGTACGGATCACATCACCCTTTGCGTAAGTACCAACCAGACCTCCTGGAGCTTTCGCAATATGCGCACCCCATGCTTTGTCGTTGGCTCTACAGACGCCATGTGCAACGAGCCACTCGCGTACTGCGTCCTGTTCTTCAGGGGGCATACCCAAGAGTTTGTCACTGAGGGGTTTGAGGGACAGCTCCCCAAATGGATCGTGTAGAAATGCGAAGAGCATCGTATCATGAACTCTCTCCCAAGGTACAGCTAAATGCATCTTCTCTTCGATAATTGAGCAGTCAAACGGGGCATTATGGAACACAAACTCGAGCTCTGGATTACTTAGCAGACCCTTAAGTCTAAACCAAGCATCATTGTACAAGCAGTTATTCTCGGTCGGGTGCCGCCATGCAAGATACTCTGCGATCGTGCCATCGTAAATAGCTAAACCAGCAGGTTCCGGCGGGTAATTTGGTCTAGTATCAATTGCGTCTGACTCAAAATCTAGTGCTACTAACATAGGTCACCTGCAAAGTAACTTGTATAGTTTTCACAAAATTCTAGCTCGTTCTTGAAAACATTAACACCAATATCCTCGTCTTCACAAACTTGATCTAAAACAACTATAACAGTCGTGCCTCCGGGCATTTCCGCATAGTGAATTTTAAAACAATGCATGTGTTCGAACCGCTTTTCTACTTCCGCAATTGTTAGCATTTCCTACTTTCAGTTGGTAAAAAGCCCCTTGGGTTTTAGGCCCAAGGGGAACTCCGTGTTGGCGACTGCGAAGTGCCACGGAGGGAGACGCTCAGTTAAAGCCCTGGGCCTTATACGCAGCAATGCACTTGTCAGTATTTGCTTGCTCCATGGCGTAACCAATGGCACCAAATGCTGTGGAGTTTCCGCCGCATACTACTACTTGCTTGGTAACAGGATGTTGTAGTGTCATGCCTGGAGTAGCCGCACAACCAACGAGCACAATTGTAAGACTGACTAAGATTAGTTTCATAATTAATCCAATGAAGGGTACGGCGTCATTGCCAGTTGATAGGCTTCGTCCTGCTTTGCCATCAGCAGCATCGGGTCGATGTCAGCCGTGTGCTCTTTAATATCAAGATGCACTTTGAAGAACGACTTCTTGTCTTCCTCGACTGACAGCGTAGTAATGAACTCACCAGTTAGTTTCGCAGCTGACTGACAACGCCCAACGAAGTTGTTGATTGCAGACAACGAAGTAACAGGAATCTTTGCCGTATACATGGGGGCAGACTTCAGAGGCACACCCGCCGGTACCATGATGACACGGGCGCCTTCACGACATGCCTTGCCTTTACCTGGAAGCATCGAACCCGGACGTGGGGGAGCTGATCCCCACTTATTCTTCGGGCATTCAGCACAGGTCTCGCTTTGTGGTGCTGCTGCATCTGGATGCGGCTCATCGCTATCAAGCGCGTAGCACGCTGGGACTTGCGCATTGTCCGGATCATACGGACCGTCGTACCAGCTACGTTCCCCCACAGCTGCAAGGACACGAACGTCAGCCTTATTGTTCGGAACAGCTTGACCATCGACTTTCAGATTTGCGTTCTTGAAAGTGATGTAGCTCCCCGTCGTACGCATACTTTGAGCTGCTGCTGCTTGCCGCTCGAGCAATTCTTGACGACGTTTCTCGATCGCATCAACAGACTCGATCTCATTCTTTACTTCAGTTTTAGCCATATTAGCTCCTAGATGACTTAGTCAACGAAATATCAACATCTTCTACTGCTTCGGTACCTGGAATTAGCCCTTCATTTTCGTAAGTTTCCCTCCATGCAAGAACTGAGATACGTTTCTGAACAAGATCAAAACGGTCATGATCCTTGATGTACGTGAAGACTTCATCCCAGTCAGTGACAATGGGGATCGTGCTTGTCTTAATGCCACATGTAGCAGTTTGGCCAGACGCTTTCTGTAAACCGCTGACTTCTAGTGTTTCGAGTATCGTGCCTCGTGCTTTGGTTTCTTCTTCTTTGAGCTCCTTGGCTTTACGTTCGTAACCAAGCCTCATCTCACGAAGCGCATACAGTGCGTCGATAGCACTACCAAGATCAGTTATCGAAAGGGTCATTTTGTGCCTCTACAATTTTCAAACCAAAAACTTGCGGATAGAATTCTTGCTCGATGCCAGAGTCACAACATTTAACTTGAACACGCCCAGTACTACCAGCATGCTGCGGTGACCTAAAACTCTGGAATTCATAGATCTCGTCTTTAAACGAGAGAACTTTCATACCAGGTTTTACTTCTTTACCACTGGCTTCTTCAACTAGTTTATGTTTCATTGAACTTAGTCCTTTATACAAGCAGCGAAATTGCCGCTTGAATTTACATTATACAGCAAAAGCGCGTTTTAGTGCGCGCCTGTTACAATTGTTACACACTGAACACAAGAACAAG